CGAGGCCGCCATGTCTTATGTCTTCTCCGGGCATAGATTCAATAAACTTCTCATTCAGGTTATCGGTATTGATAATAAATACCTCTTGCATTACACCATCAATGTCGACCTTAAAACTAGAAAGATTATCATCGGCCTTTGTACTCAAAAATCTGGACTCACGTACAAGTTTTGCATTACGCTTAGTCCCGCCCTTGGCATCAATTCGAGACTGATAAACATCCCAACTACTCATTTGACCACCGCCGCTTCTTCTGCGTATTTTGCCTTAAGTTTGTTGCAAATAGAAATAGCCCGAAATACCTCACGTCTAACAACAGTTAGTGAGCATTCCGGGTTGTCAATCAAATATTGCAGAATATTGAGCAATGAAATCAGAAGTGGATCTTCGTGGATTATTAGAATTAGCTCGTTACAACCAAGCAATTCTGCTTGGAGACTCTTCATGTAAGTGTCAAGTGATTCATCGCCATACTCTTCGCCGTTTTCCTTGATAGGGAGAATCTTGAAAAAACGATTAACTAAAGAGCGCATGTAATTATTAAATAGGCGTACGTCCATAGGAACGCCAACCTTTGTCTCAAAAATCATAGATGAAGATCGGTAAGGTCTCCGTGATTATACGAATACTCCCTAATCATCTGCGTATAATCCTTTTGAACTTTTGAGTACGCACCGCTAATTCTCAGTAATAATTCTGCAGGAGAATAAGTGGTAAAGTCGCGTGTATTCAGCACAGCTTCTAAATTTTCTTGGCGATAAACATATGGCTTCATCCATTGAACGAGCATTCCCTCTGAAACAATATCGACGATTTCATCAATTTCGTTTTCAGGAATATCTACGACAAATTCACGAATAATGTCATCACTAGAAGATAAATCGTATTTGCACACTTTATTGAAATTAGCACATGCTGCTTTCATGTATTGATCTATCATCTGGTTACGACTGTATTCATCCATCTGTACAAAGTCGAACTCTGTAATTTTGCTCAAAAAAGCACCTGCAAATAAATCATAGGAGATACTCATAAAAGCCTCCTTTATTTCTCGGGCTTCTCAACTAGCTCAATTCCGAGAGATCTTTCCAGAGCAGCGATTGCTTTGAAAGAATCAATTTCGCCAGATGCAATAAGCTGCTTTGCTCGGTAGCTAACAGACCGCTTTTGGCCTACAGATAGATGAGAAACAGCTTTTTCGATTTCGTCAGCTGACATCTTAAATAGACTATCAAACTCATCAATTCTCAGAGCGTACTTGTAATACTGTCCCATACCCAGATAGTCGACAACCCAGGCATAGTCCTCATCAAACATAAACCAATTGTTAATGAAGTACTTTTTCCAGGTATTCTTAGCATTTCGGAGTTCTCTGAGCTCAACCATTTGCTCAGAACCAAATTCAGGCCATACAAACTTTTCGTTTGTTCTTGCACTCTTGTATACTAAAAGTCCCTGGTATCCATTAAGCACGGGGATTAACTGATTGAGGTCAACTTCTTTTGGGATGAGAGGCTTAGCTCTTTCAACGGTGTGCTCTTTAACTACATCAGTAGTAATAACGGTGTCTTCAGCGATCGGAGCATCAACAACTGTAGGAGCAGCTTTCTTAGCACGTGATTTTGTTGCGGATTTTGCTGTAGTTTCATTAGACATAAATAATAGTTCCTTTCATTCCAAATGCGGGGCTCATAGTGAACCCCGCAAATCATTTTTTTTGCTTAAAAATTAAGCAATCTCGTAACGACCAATACCAGCATTACCGCCAGCCAGCACGATACCCAGGCCATACTTTTCGCCGTACAGGTATTCGTGAGTGAAGTCGGCATTCTGCATGGGATCACCCATCAGAACAATGGGATTGCCCTCATAGACACACTTGATGGGCTTGTCATCACCAGCAATAATGGTCAGGACATCGTCGTTCATAACGAACTCAGTAGAACCAACCTTATGACGCTGGGGAGTGACAACAACAGGAGTGCCATAGAACTTACCAGCATAACCCATGTTATACAGATCATTCTTGTAGCCATCGCTCTCGATAGAGGGCTTCAGGTTACGAATAGCCTTCTTGGTGCCAACAATAGTAGCAGGCTTGCCACCAGCAGCGGCTTCGACATGGGAGATCAGCTCCATCAGCTCGTCCTCATCATAAGCACCAGCGGCAGGGAAGTAAGTAACGCCACCCATCTGCTCGGCAGTAACACCGGACCACAGAGCGTAGATTTCATTCAGCAGATGCTGACGGAAGGACTCTGCGACCTTATTGATGAAGTGGTTGAAGTCAACACGACCAGACAGAACGCGGTTCAGCTCCTCGTAAATCTTGACCAGCTTCAGGGAAGTGGGAATGCTGGTCTCGGAGCTTCCACCCAGTCTCTGACGACGAATACCCTGAGTACCGTCAGCAGCTTCTGCCACCACGAACAGGTTGTCGTCTTCGATAACGAACAGATTCTTATCGCCTTCTGCAACATTGCGGAAGTCGACCATAGAGTTGAAGAACTCATCACCCTGCAGACCTTCAACAACGGTGCGAGACAGGATGGTTTCAATCAGGGTAAACAGACCCTTGCATTCGCCGTCACGGATCTTTCTATAATCCAGAACAGTGCTGCCACCGTTAGCCTCGACCAGTGCCTGACGCAGAGTATCCATAGACTGACCAACGGTATACTTCTCGCAGTTGCCACGGTAGGCATCAACAGCGAGTTTAACAATATCATGCATTTCAGCCATTGCTATTTCCTCCTTTGTAATCTACCATTAAGCCTTAACGATCTTAATGGTGTAGTAGACGTAGCGGCCAACAGTCTCAATGTGGACACACTCGCCAAAACCGGTGCCAGCTGCGTCCAGCTTGCCGTTTGCACCGATACCGACCTTGTCACCCTTTGCAGGGACAGCCTTGTTTACGAAACCATCATCGGTAACTGCAAACAGGTTGCGATTACGGGGAATATAGCCACGGACAGCCTTGCCAGCCTCGTTGATGAACTGCTCCAGGTTCTTCAGGCGCTCATCGTACATAACTTCGGGAGCGGCAATGATAGCGCAATTATCAATATCAGAATCAGCAGTAGCGGCGACAGCCTTCATAACTTCACGCTCGCCGTCTTCGTAGCCCTGCAGCTCGGCAATAACACCATTCTCAACTTCGGCGACATTACCATCTGCATCATAGAAACGCAGAGACACCAGATCGCTGGGCTGCTTTGTGCCGCTCAGCAAATCAGTTCTAATAACACAGTAGCTCATAAATGAACCTCCTTGATTTAATGATTAAATAACAAAAGCCCACTGGTAACCTCCAGTGGACTTACGTCTGCCATTACAGCAGGCGGATATTAAAGATTGTTGGATTCCTAATTCTTTTGCGGCAGATGTAGCAGAATCAAATGTTTTAATATGTACACCTTCTAATGTATACTGCGCCACGCCCCTCTTTCTGTGAGTCTTCTGTCGAGAACTATACACAGGTGCAATCGAGGAATATGACCAAAGGAACCCGCCAGCAGATAGTCTTTTACTGTTACATGCGGACGAAATATGACTATGATTAACCTCAGTAATCGTTTCTGCCTCAATCATTGAATTGAATTTTCTAATAAATTTACCATCCAAAGTAAAGCAATAGACGGGTGATAATTGAGACTTTTGTTGCCCAATATTTTCTCCGATGCTCAAGTTTATTGTATTAGCATCATACCAAAACCAACCATTAGCATAATGCGTATCATACTGAAAGGAGCGACGTATACTCCCAAATGGCATGTGGTTTTGTATTTCTGCATCGGCCATGCTTTCATAATAACTGATAACATTGCCTTCGATATCTACTTTGTAAACAGGGTGCATAACATGGTCCGCAAACGAAAATCCCCCAACGGTCATGTTGTAACCGTCCGGTTTATATGTTCCCAACCTATTTACAAAGAATATTTCTCTGCTATTTAGCTTATCTTTTAGAGATTCACGACTATCTGAATTTACCTCTTCTAAAGTTTCAACAGAGAACTGATTTACGCCATATTTTCTCATCGCCAAATATAGGAGCGAATTCATACCGTTATTAGAACTTGCACATCTGAGATGCTCAGCATAACGTCGTTTGACAGATGTATTGGTTTGCCCAACATATTGCTTCCCATTAACATGGTTGGTGATGCAATAGATATAACCAGTATAAATAGATAACAGCCCCTTCTAATTGACTTATTTTAGTTACGTCTTATGTACGGGGTGGATACTTGACGAACAATCCACCGTAAGGTTCATTTGTGGGTGCAGTCTTATCAACAACGATTCTGGTATTTTTAGTGTTCATGCTATATTTAACAGTGGTGTTATGTCTACCACGAATAGCAAAACACTTCTCTTCCAGAGTATCCAGTTCATAATTCTCGCAATTTTCTCTGAGAGTTTCAAACTCCTCGACACCGACTAGGTCTTCGAACTGAGCGAAGACTTCATCCCGTGCAGCATCATTAGCAGCTTTTTCGGTGTCAGTCTTAAACTGGCGCAGAGTGCCAAGCTCATCTTCCATAGACGCAATCGTGTCGGAGGCAGTCTGATACTTTTCAGACCACTGGGTATCGTTTGCAGTATACTGGGTTGAGATCTGGTCAAAAATGCTATCAAAGGGCATAACCTGTTCACCCTCATCGAAATCGACAATCGCAAACTTCATGCGCTTCTTACTCTCAAAGTCAACAACGACGTTATCACCATTCATAGAGAAAGTAAATCCATACAGTCTCCAATGGTCATCTGCGTCGAAGCAATATACCATCTTGGTATCTGCATCATAGTCGACAATGGAATAACGAGGCATCTTACCCCAAGAACGCTCTACTGTTTCTGCCTCGATTGCGCATCGAATTTCTTCGCACATCTGGCTGTTCAGTTCGAACTCTTGTACTACAGTAGGCTCTTCTACGGGATCTGCAGGTTCCTCTGTGGGCTCCACCGGAGGCTCCTTGGCTTTCTCCATCTCCAGCTTTTCTTTCAGCTCTTCCAGGGAGAATTCCTCAATAGAAAACTCCAGATTATCAGCATCAAGTCCATATTCTGCAACTAATGCAAGCTTCTCTTCCAATACCTTTTCTCCTCCTTCCATCGAAATAATATGTGGGTGTGTATTGTCATCCCCGTCAGGGGTAGTGACTGATATAAAGGTTTCCTTCAGCTCAGCCATCATCTGAGCCATTTGTTGTTTAAGCTCATCATAAGCAAATAGGCCAAGCGCAGAGCTTTCAAAACAAGGCTCGTGGTCTTCGCCTAGTAAGCAAAATGCAGTAAATTCAAAATCCTTTATGACAAACACACCATTCTCCATTTCACCATCTTTGACAGTGAGTTCCATGGAGTGGCTAGTTATGCCATCCTCTTTGATTTTGTTATATGCCTCCTGCCGCTTCCATACGAGAATATCTGCACATAGATATTCATTAGTCGTACCATCTTCTTCTTCGACAACGCTCCAAAAATGTTTGCTACTTTCCGGAATGACACCAACAGGAACTGTAACATTTACAATTTTCAAGTCTCCATTTTCGTTGGAAACAAGCTCCATATCATGTCCGCCGATTGAGTCAGTTTCACGATCGTAGTTGCATACAATTGGACAGTTATACATTGTGTCAATGCATCTCTCAAATGTTTCCTTGGAGATATAACTTCCATTTCTGTTCTTACCGTGATATGCGATTCGCAAAACACCGGTATCGAAAGATGAGTTTTTCTCACACAGAGAAGATAGGGAAGAGGAGTACGACATGTGAACTACTTTGTTCACAGCAATCACCTCCGAGAAATACAAAACCCCAACACGATTTGTGTTGGGTTAAAATATAAGTGTGTCAGAGTAAGCAAAGCGTATTGTCGAAAAATCAAATGTCAAATCAGCTTTGTTTGCAAAAACATAGATATTGCTTCGCTCATTGCCAGTCAATAACGTATAGCCAGCCTTAAGCAAAACATCTCTGTTTTCTTTTCCGAATACATAGAGGAATCTTTTCATATCAGGCATCCTCTCTATTCTGTATTCCGCTTTCAGTTAGTTCTTCGTCATCCTTTTCGGGTGCACCGCCCTCGTCAGTTGCACCTTTGGATTCAACTTTAGAACTAGATGTACTTTGCGTAGAAGAGCTCTTGAGCGGTTCAAACAGCTTCTTAATTTCAAGCACATCGTTTTCTAAGAAATTCATAGAATCAAGCTCTGCCTGACCTAAACCCTGTGAAGCACAATACATGCTCACAGTTGGCAGACCATATTGAGCAGCCTTCAAATACATATCTCCCATTTCTTTACGATTGAAGGGGGAAACATCCAAGAAATTCACTTTGAAATTCTTACCGTAGCTTTGTGACTGTATGAATCTGTTAACCATATCCTCAATGCTTTTAACTATTCCATATGTAATAGACTGATCGGCTTTAATGGATAGACTTAAAGCATTGGCGGATGCCTTTTCATTATTAAACAGCAATGAAGAAACACCTGCAGCGGAGAAAAGATTCTGTTCAGCCTCAGCGACAGTATTTGTGCTGGCAGTGTTTGCCTTTTCAAAACTGATCTTCTCCACAGGCATTGGTGTCAAAACAGATCCAATTTCTTCCGGCAAAACGGCATCCAAGTTTCTCCAGAAATCCTTGGCTTTGTCCAAGTCCATTTGCCAGTTGCCGTCATTGTCCATGCCCAAAGTCATAACGACCATTGCATAATTCTCAAGAGATGTCTTGGACAGCTTTAACTGTTTGTAGTCTTCGATATCATAGATCTCTCTCAAAATGCCTGCAAAGGGAGGGATAGCATAATCGAGAATGTCACGATTACACTTAATTGCAAATGACGTTGGTGAATCTAATTCGATCCACTTCATTTGGCGATTAGATCTGTATGTCTCATATTTTGATTGAAACTCTTTGGGGAAATATTCCAGAAGAGCCTGCCTGGAATCAAAGTATGAAAAGTCAAATGTTACATTTGGAACATTACCCTCAACAGTTGATATAGAACAATAATCACTCGGTAACTGTTGAATAGTAATGTTGTCATTTGTTACCCACATTGTTCCATAAAAGACATCGTCTCTCAGACATACGGTAAGAATCTGGGGGAACTGCGTCTTAATGCTCATTGCGGATAAAGTGTTCAAAACCTTTCTATAGTTCCTATTGATTGACTGTTTGTTTGCCTTTTTAGGGTCAACTTTATATGGCTCAACAACATAACTCAAGTCGCTAAGTCCAACAAAGTATTGGATCAATCTACGGAAATGGGAACTCGCTCCATAGATATATTTCACAGCATTACGAAGCTGTTGTTCATATCTATATGGGTCGGAGAGGTAGGTATTGATATTGTCCTTGGAATAAAGGGAGAAGGTCGGTGTATTTGTATTGTTGTTCAAATCCCGAGTA